GAGCCGCCGCACCACCTCCGCTGTCCGTCCACTGACCCCCGGTTGCTGATCCTTTGGGGTCTCGCGGCTGCTTCGGGTCGTAGCTCACTTCTCCCTCGCGTAGGTTCGGCACAGACGGCAGTCGTCGTGGTACTGCCCCCGGTGCGTCTTACGGTGCTCTAGGCGCGCTCGCATCATCTCGAAGGACGTAGTCTTCACCGTCGCCATCAGCTCGGAGTCCTTCCAGTGCTTCAACTTCTCCATGTCACCGCCCGCCCCGTCATACTCCGCCTTCGCCGTCGCGTAGTTGAGAAGGTGGAGCGCGACCAGAGACGTTTGCTCGGGGTCTTCGTCCAGGTCCCTCGCCACTACGGACGGTAGGACGCCGAACTCCTTCGCTACCCGAGCCACGAGGAGGAGCCTGACGACGTCGGGGTCTTCAGGCTCCTCGTCGTCGAGAAGCTGGTGGAGGCTCCTTAGCCTTTTCCCTGGACCTCCGCGATGTTGATCGGCGCTACCGACAGGTCGAGGATCTCGTCAGAGAGGAGCAGCCGGGACTCCTCGTCCAGGTCCCCGATGTTCTCGGGCGTGCAGGGGGTCTTCGCCGTCCAGCGAACGATGCCGGCGACGAGGACGACGTCGCGGTCGTAGTCGTCGAAGGTGGCCTTGCGGGCCTTGGCCAGCATGTCCGGCGTGGGATCTGCCGGCGCCGTCGCGGCGACCTTCGCCGCCTCACGCTCTTCCTTGGCGACGTCCCGCCCCTCGCGGAACGCCTTGATCAGGTCCGCGCCGATGTCGCGCATCGACTGGACCTGCTCTGCCCGCCGGCTCGCCCGAGCGGCGTTCAGCGTCTTGCCGGAGAGCTTGCGAACGGTGACCGTCTCGTCACCGACCTTCACGTCCTTCTGGATCTGCTTTGCAAACATCTTTCGTCTCCTTAGAGCGGTGCGGGTGCCCGGGCCAATCCCGAGGCGGCCGTCACCGCTGTAGTTACGTGTTGTCCAGCTTGCGTCTCAGACCGACGGCAAGGCGCATCACGTTCTGCGCCTTCTTGGCCTCGGGGCTCCCCTCCTCGGCGGCGCCAAGCGCCGCGTACAGGTAACGCTCGATGACTCGGATGGCTCGACGGGCCTCATCCAGTCTCACCTCGTTGTTGTCCACCTCAGCCATCGAGGTGATCCCTTACGCGACGTCCAGGATGACGCCGACAGCGCCCAGCTCGTGGTGCACGAAGATGACCGCGGTCTCCTGGCTGCCCGGCGACGGCGACGCGCTGGCGGTCGCGGACGGCGACGCGCTGGCGGACGGCGTGGGCGACGGCGACGCGGACGGCGACGCGCTGGCGGACGGGCTCGCGCTGGCCGACGCGGTGGCCGACGGCGACGCCGACGGGCTCGCGCTGGCGGACGGGCTGCCCGACGCGCTCGACGACGGCGACGAGCTGGCCGAACTGGACGCCGACGCGCTGGCTGACGGCGACGCGGAGGCCGACGCCGAGCTCGAGGCGCTGGCTGACGGCGACGCGGAGGCCGAGGGGCTAACCGACGCGCCCTCCCACGCCCAGGAGATCGTGCGGTAGCGACCGGCATCGGCGGTGGTGATTCGCTCCGCCCAGCCCTCCTCGGTCACGAGCGTTGACGTACCGACCGTGCTCCAGTTCGACTTGTCGAAGGACGTCCGGACGTTGACTCGGAGACCCGAGTGGTCGCCGAGGATCAGGTCCGGGACGTGGAGGTCCGCGAACGAGTCCTCGAGCCCGATGCGCGCGACCTTGCCGCCCGTGCCGCCGGTCGTGATGTTGACGCCCGTCAGGGTGAACGTGGTCGCGGACGGGACGGTGGCGACCTCCGCCGACCCGAAGAGTCCCGTGTTGAGGTCAGGAGCCGAGCCGAGGTGGCCCGCGATGAACACGCGGTCCCCGACCTGCAGCTGGTGTGCCGTGGCCGTCGTGATGACGTCGCTCGCGTTCGACGAGGTGATCCCGATCGCGCGCATGCGCGCGACGGTGCCGCCCGTGCCGCCGACTGTGATGTTCCCGACGGTGAACGTGTACGCATCCGGAACGCTCACGACGAGGTGACCGGCGGAGCCGTCGAGGCTGTTGAGGCTCGGCGTCGAACCCGAGTGGCCGGAGATGAACGCGAAGTCCCCGACCTGGAGTCCGTGCTGGGTTCGGGTGGTGATGACGCCCGGGCCGCCGACCGCCGAGGTCAGGATGTCGACTGCGGGGTCCGGGAACATCGCGTCAGCCGGCGTAGCCTCCAGGTTCCCGTTCACCGTTACGGCGTCGAGGCCGCGGAGCACGTGGCCGAAGATCCGCTTGCTGTTGATCGAGTGCTCCGCCATCCCGATGGTCAGGCCGTCGCGCTTCGCGCCCCGGTTGAACTTGGTCACGTAGGTGCCGTTCAGCATCGTCGTGCCCTGGCCGACGTCGTCGCCGTGCAGCGCGATGGCGACGAGCTGGGGCGCCGTGTTCGGGTTCTGGGGAGGGCTGACGGGCTCGAGATACGCCTCGAGCTGGCCGACCGCGCGGTCGTCGTACAGGCCCTCGCCGGTGGTGAACACTAGTCGGGCGATGCCGATCGGGGTGTTCTCCTCGAAGTTGTCACCGAAGGTGTGCGTCTCCTCGATGATGTTCTCCTCTTCGGTGCTCATCGTGTAGCTGTCGCCAGACACGTCGATGCCTCCGACGAGGAAGCGGATCAGGGAGGGGGTTGAAAGTGCCATCGTATCTCCTTAGTCGTCCAACCGGTCAGGCAACGCGCCATGCCCGTGTTCGCGCTCGTAGCCACACTGCTGACATATGATCCGCCACCGTCGCCCGTAGCCACGGGCTACTAGTCGTCCGCCCAAGCTCCCGCACCCTGGGCACGGCTCTTTGCGTCTCGGAGGATTCAGCTCCTCCTCCGTGAAGGGTCTCCCATCTGCGGCGAGGTTCACTCGGGCACCTCGGTCTCGCAGATGAAGTTCACCGCCCACACGCAGCGCTGGTTGCCGTCGCGCTCGAGCAGGAACGGGTGCTGGTTCGCCCGGATCATCAGGTAGCGCGTCGTCCCGAGCACCGTGTCCTGCACCTTCGGGAGGTCGCGCCAGATCTGGTAGATCACCTCCCGAGGCCCGTCGTAGTCCGTCGGTCCGCCGCGGACCGTCACCTGGAGCCCGGGGTTCTCGTACAGGAACCCGGGCCTCGCGAACCCCAGCTCGGGCGCGTTGCCCGGGTACTGGTGGAGCGCGATCCCGTTGTCCGGGCTTGGCCGCATCTCGCCGCGGTAGACCTGCGCGGCCGGGTACCCGGAGATGCCGAGCGTCAGGATCCGCGTCTTGATGTCAGCCAGGAGTGCCATCAGCCCCGCCTATCCGCAACACGCGCCATCACCCGGTCGCCGAAGCCCGGGATCGCCTTTCGCACCGCGTTCTCCAGAAACTTCGGCCCGCCGCTGTTGAAGTGGACGCCGTTGCCGCTCGCCTCCGCGGCCTGCCAGCTCGGCGGTGACGACGCTGAGAGGTGCTCGTGGACGGCCATCGCGTAGGGCTCCGCCGCGCCGCCGACCTGGATCCAGGCCGACACCTTCGAGCCGCTGTACTCCGGGCCGACGATCTCGTGGCTGGCCTTCAGCACCCCGAACTGGACGGGCGTGTTGTCCATCGACTCCGCCTTGACGGGCTCGAGCTCCTCGACCATCGCCTCACCCAGGTCGGTCATCACCGACTTGCGAAACTGCGAGACCGTCTTTCGCAGGTTCTCGATGTCCTTGACCAGGTCCATTAGCTGATTGCAACTTCCTTGATGTACTCGGCGTTCGTCACCGGGTCCACGACGCTGCCCGCTCGCTGGAGCGGGGAGCCCGAGGTCCCGTCGGGCAGGACGACGCGGTCCAGGACGCTGATGAGCGTGGGCCGCGGGAAGGTGAGCTGCGTGCTCGACGTCACGTCACGGCCCTCCTTGTCCCTCGCCTGCACCTTGTTGTGCTCGACCACGGCCTTCATCCGGACCGGCGTGCCCCAGGTGACCTTCCCCGAGTCGTCCACCGTCGCGTCGGAGTGGCGGTACAGCAGGATGTCAGCCTGGAGGCTCTGCGTCACGCTGTCCGCGATGGCGACGCCCGAGATGATGATGTCTCGTAGAGCCACTTAGTCTGCTCCCACGGCCACGGTAACTTCCCCATTCGTGATAGTCGTGGCCAAGTTAGCCGCTAGCGCCACGTGCGCCGCCGGCGTCACGTCACCGTCGTCTCCGGCCTCCAGGTCCAGCTCCACGAACGTCGTGAGCCGCGCCTTCAGCAGGCCGTTCGGGTTCCCCTCGATCGTGAACCCCAGGATGACCGACGTGAGATCAACGCCCGTCTCGGTGTCGATGATCCTGACGTCCCTGGGGTTCGGGCCGCCCGTGATCTTCAGTCGCCGCATCTCAGCCACGGTTCACGTTCCAGACGAGC